ACAAACATTTTGAACAATGTTGTGTGTTTGTTTTGAAATATTCATAATCAAATCACAACTTTCATAAAATGGTTCGTTCCACCTCGGATAAGGTAAGTCATCCCATATGTTGTAATAGAAAATAGGACATTGTTGTCTTACTTCGTGTTCCATATCATACAACCAAGTCCAAAATCTTGGGTCTGTATAGTGTAGGATTGCGTCAGGTTTTTCTGTTTTGATTAATGACCTTAATAATTCTTGGTTACCATATCCGTCAACTGGATATAATTTTAGATAAGCGTCTTCAATGCCAGTTTCTTTTCTAACTGATTCATTTAAGTCAACTACCTTATTTTTGTCTGGATGTTTTATTGCTCCTGCAACTTGGACCCAATCAAATTCACCGATAGTTCCCATAACAATCTCTCTTGACATTGTACCGACACCACTTGACATTCTCAAGTCGTCTGATAGTAGTATAATCTTTTTCTTTTTCTTTTCTGTAACCTTTTTAAGCTTTGGTAAATTCATACAACCTCTTTCGTGTTTTAATATTTAGAGCCGCTTTCCTCTAAGTTCTCGTAATCCATAATCTTCTTTGCGAACTCTTCATCATAAACGAATAAATCTAAACTACGATTTACCAATTTCTGTAATGAAAAGTCATCTCTTATTGACTTCTCTCTAAATTTCTTGTAGAGTTCGTCAATTAATTTTACTGATGTTAATTTTTCTTCTTTGTTTCTACTCATAAATTCCTCTTAATATATACATATATACAATAATAAATAGTTAGTTTAACTCAAAATAATGAATTTTTTATTTATTTTTTTACAATATTCTAACGCTGATTTTGTTCCGTTGGTAATGACATCATCTTTGATAAATGCAACCACTTTGTCTGAATATTTGACTAAATCTTTATTTCTTTTGTGATAGTATCCAACATTGTATGGTTTACCATAATTGTAAGCTTCCATTACACAATGTTGATTGTGGGTTTGGTGTTGTGGTGGGAACTCTGAATAATCTAATCCGAACTCTAATGCAAATCGTTTTGCATATTTATCTGCTCCGTCTTTTGCACCACCACTAATAATCTTTATATCTTTATGTTCCATTTTCAATCTGAACAAAAAGTCTTGAATCTTTTTCTTATTTGTAAAGTTACGACTACCTATTATCGCTATCTTCATAATCGTTTCTTTTTTGTTTTCTTTTCACTACTGATGAGTTGTCACGAGTTACGAATCTATACTTTTCCTCAAAGTCTTTTAATCCCTCTAAAATGCCAGTCGTTGGGTCTGAATAGTTATATGCGAATCTATAATACTGAACAAATGGAATAGTAAGTCTTTCTTTTAATGTTTCAACCATTCCTCTTGGTCTAATATCATACCAAATAAAATGGTTTCCGTCATCAAATGGTTCTGGATGAAGACTTAGTTTTGTTCCATACTCGCCTGTTGATTTCCAATACATAATAAAATCTTTCAAAACACTTAAATCAACTTGCTCGTATTCTCTATCATACCAAAAGTATAGTGGGAAGTGAATACCATTAAATTCTGGTAATTGTTTTATTCTCATCAACTCCTGAAATACATCTTGTTCAAAATCTGTTGCTAAAAAATCTGTTACTTTGATTCTTAAACTTGGTTCTATCATTTCTTATATACTCCTATTATATTATCGTGGGGTCCAGATTTATTCTTATGATTCATATCAATTATTTCAAACATTGGTAATGTTTTTTTTATTGTGGCTAAATGTCCATACCAATCTTGATTACAAGTATGACAAAAAGTTGGAATATCTTCAATAATGTAGATACCACCCTCATCTAATAAATGATTGAAATTATCATAAGTAGATAGTTGTCCGTGTAAAGTGTGTAATCCATCATCAATAATAACTTTAAATTTTGTATCACCAATTACATCAAAAAAAGCTTTTCTACTTTTTACCGCATCTTCATAGCTGTGAACCGAATCAACTCCTGCCAAAAATAACTTTTCTTCATCATAGTCGCCTAAATTAGCAATGACATCTTTAAGTGGAATTCTTTTAAAAGTATCAATACCACATATTGTTGCGTTTTTAAAATACTCTAACCATAATTTTATACTTTCACCATTCAATACACCAATTTCTAAAATTGAAATTTCCTCATCTTTAAACTCACTAAATAGTTCTTCATAAATATCAAGATAGGTGTGACGACTACTTTCTTTATCTGTACTTATTCCATTTTGTTCTTGTATTTCCCTTAGTGTCATTCTAAGTCCTTACAACTTCTACACTTTACGTGTTTGGCACATTTTTCATATTCGTTAGCGATAATTTTACCTTTGTCATCATAACACTCGTCTATGAACTCTTGTAACCTTGTCATAACCTTATTTACACTCGGTTTCCCACTTGCTGGTGAGAACGATTGTATTCTTTTCTGTGGATACATCATATTTTCATATAATCTTCGTTTCAGAATAAAGTATTCCACATCAATCTTATCTTCTGATATCTCTAATTGTTTAGCCATAAAGTGTTTATACAATAACAACTGATTAGTTTTGTTCTTATCAGCTTTCATATACTTGTTCCAACCCATTGTAGCTGTCTTGATATCAATAATTCTCATACGACCTGTTTTCTTGTCGTGTAGAACAACATCCATATATCCAACAAATCTCATATCTTTCGGTAGTTCGTAGTTTAGATTCATCTCAATACCGACCAATTCAGTATTCTTCTTCTTGAAATAACTTGACTTTCTCTTTAAGAACTCCTCAATAATATTTACTCCGTCTTGATAGAACTCTGCCATTTCTTCCTTAGTTACCTCAAAGTCATCTCCGTGTCTTTCTTTGGATTGCTTGTAACTTTCTTTCATACGATACATTAGAATATCCTCTAATGGTAAAGCATCTGCTTCTTTGATTGTTCGTTCGTAATAACATACTAAGTATGCTTGGATAGTCTCGTGTAGAGCACTACCAAACAATGTGTAGATATTACCTTTGAAAGTTTCTGCTTTATCTACATAATTTGCTTTCCAAGTATAAGGACACTTGTCCCACATACTAAACTGACTATAACTTATTTTGCCCATTTGCCTCTTGCTACGACTTGCGCCATAACCCCATAGTTTGATACATCTGAAAAACTATCCGTTACGGTTTCACCCTCAACCGAATTCTCACTATTTCTCATCAGTAATGTTTTTAATCTTTCTATCTTGTCATTCATACGAAACCAAATACCCAACAACGATAACTTAATATCCTCTGGTGTTTTTAGAATAGTTCCCACTGCAATATTCTGTGGACCATAGTCGTATTGTTTTCTACAAAATAATTCATATTGTTCTAATTGTATTTTTAGAAACTCACCTGTCATTTCAGGATAAGTTCTCTCCATATATTTTACGACATCTTGTGTGTCCACCGTTTCCATTTCTTTCTTTGTAGGTGCGTCTTTAATCGCCATCATTTACTCCATATTTTTTTTAGTTGTTTTTCATCTACACCATACTTTGATATAATTGAATATACAACATCTTTACCCATAATGTCAAGTGTTTTTTCAATATTTTGTGAACTTTCTTGAAAGTAATCACACAATATATCCATAGCCCACTTTTCTATCTTGGATTTCTTTTTAGATTTAGTATATCTTAAGTATGTATTTCCTCTTGGTAGTAGATTTGTATAGAATTGATATACCGTTTTAGGTTTCAATTCCCAATATTGTTGTATTTCATTTACAACTTCTATCCACTCTGGTTTCATTGACAAAAATCTATGCACCATATAATTAGACCAAGTCTTTTTATCGGCGTCTGTAATGTTGTCCCAATACAATTGGTTCTGAACATTAGTAATTTGTTTTATGTGGTCAAATAGTGTTTTTGTTTTCATAGTGAATAACCTTTTAGATATAAATAAATAGTTAGTATGAAACTGAAAATGTAATATTTTTAATATTGATTTGTCATTTCTGTTCTTGGAAATGACATCTTATGTCTATCATAATCCATACTATCTTGATAAAGTTCATTAACCTCATCTGAATATTGATATTTACTGACATTATCTTTAATGTATATGTTGTTTCTTGCAACAAAATCTAATTTGTCTGTGTCATCAAATAGTTGTTTATCTACATTTGAAATCTTAAATCCATATTTCACATCAAGTTCAAATTCATCTCCGTTTGATTTGAGAGAGAAATTACAATTGAAATGTGAGTCCTTTAAATTATATCCTTTAAAGTTATCCCTAATGATAAAGTTAATATTAGATTTATTTGTAACATTAACCAATACCCAAGCAAAACCTTTAATCGTCTTTATAATTTCATTTTCAATCGAATCTACAATATTGCTTTGTTCTGTTGATAGTAAAAACTCATTTGTGAAGATACTATTATCTGCTTCTTCTTTTAGTTCTACATCTATATTACCAACTTGTAATGAGTTTTCTCTAATTCTTGCTCTATAATATGGTGGTTTTCCACCCTTTTCTTTTGGTGTGGCATATGAGAAATCATCTCCTATTAAGTCCTCACCCTCTTTGGTAAAGTTAAATATATTTAACAAGACCTCAATAAAGAATGCTTTTAAATGTCTAATCATTAATATATTTTTATAATCATTTGAAGTCCAAGCGTTTAAAATTGTTTTTTCCTTTGAAACATCAAAGTCATCTCTATAAACATCTAATGGTGTGTGGTCTAAAATGTCTGTTGATTGCATTAAGTTTAACAATCCATTGTTTCCAAAGTATTTGTGGTTGTCATATAGAAATTTTAATTGTAACATAAAGTCCATATGATTTTCCTTTGGATAACCTGGTATCCAATTTGCATTATAAAATACATTACTCTCGTGAGCTGATTTCAAGAAGTGACTAACATCATCAGAAGTTTGTCCTTTTTCCATCAATGCCAGTATCTTATTCACTCCATTTTCTACACCAACATTCATATAATTTAGTCCAACATTTACTGCTCTTGTTAGTAACTCTCCGTCAAGTTTCTTATGTGTTCTGAAATGTCCACCCCAATACATTTTTGGTATGTTTCCATTTTCTGTTTCTTCCTCTAACTTATTTACAAGCTTTTTAAACAATGGCATTGACCCGTTGATTAGAGAATCAGTAAACCAAAAGTTATTAATGCCAGTTTGTTTATGTAATCCTTTCATCTCACTAACAATCTTTTCATTATTTTTGTATCGGTATAATCTGGTCTCACTACAAAATGTGCATTTAAAAGTGCAACCTCTTGATGTCTGCATTGGTAGTGTAACTTCCAAGTCAAATAACTCTGCTAATTTTTTATAATCATCTATTACTTTGGTATCCCAACTTGGTGTTTCTAATTCATTTAGATTTTGTGGTAATATACCACCATTGAAAACTGGCTTTCTACCACTACGACCCCTTTTCAATACCGTAGGAAAACTTGGTGTCATTTTATCCCAACGATAAATACCTTTTACATTTTCATAATGTCCGTCTTCCATATAACGATTTACTAATTCAGAGATAATTTTCTCCCCATCTCCCGAACCACAAGCGATATCAACAAACTCTCTATAATTATCTTTCTCAACTAACCCACCAGACTCTGAATACCAAGAGTAAGGGCCACCATACCATATTTGTATATTCTTATTTTTTTGTTTTAAGTATCTCGCTATATAATCTGTTGTAATAATATTTGATGTATATGTAGTAAATGCTACCACATCATAAGTGGATAGTTCATCTATATATTCGTGCCATAAATCTTTAAAGTGTGGTAATATATCCGTTTGAAAATTTGCTTCAGAGTTCCAAGGTTTATCATTACCCCAATCCCAAAACTTTTCTATGTTTTTTTCTTTAGTGTGAATTGACGATAGTATGTTTAAATCTATTTGTTCTACAACGACATCTTTATTATTGATGTGTGATTTTAAACTACCAATTGCGAAAGAAGGTGTTTGAACCGACCATTGTGGACATATACATAATGCTAATCTCATACAAAACAATCCCCCAACATCCAAGAGATACAAGAATATCGTCTTCCTTTTGTGATTGGTGTAACTCTATGTGATAAGAACGCAGGAAAGATTGTGATACTTCCTCGTGTTCTTGGTGCGGTGTAATTGTTTTTACCTGATTTGTCTGTAATTCCAAATTCTAAATTTCCACCCTCATACATTGTTTCATCACTTAATTGTATAACTGCCGTCAGTTTTCTTGTAGAAGTTTCTTTTGAACCACAATCAGTATGCCATTTGTATTTACCACCATTTTCGTATCGTAGTATTTTGACCTTTTCCATTTCTTGTATATTGTATTTCCAAATAGATAGATTAGATAATTCAAATGCCATTTTTATTTTGTTTTTTAGTTTTTCATTATTGATTGTAACTTCTTTATTATCACGAACTTCTTTGTTTAAAATATTATCATCATAATTACCAGCGAGTTCAGATTCAGTTGGTTGTCCTGTTTCCAAGTATCTCATTAGTTTCTGACATTGACTCAATGATAAAAAGTCCTCTCTATGAACTACAAATTTAAAATTGTCGTTTTGTATCATACAAAAGTATCTCCTACTCCCCAACACACACAAGAGTATCTATTACCTTTTGTAATTGGTGATACTCCGTGTCCTGCAAATGAAGGATGTATTATTAACTTTCCTACTTCTGGTTCAACTATTGTTCCGTCAAACAAACTAAATTCTCCACCCTCATAATCTGTATTTAAAAATACAATACAAGTTAGCTTTACTGAACTAAATCTTTTAATTGGATGAAAGTCTGAGTGTGGATTATACCAATCTCCAATATCATATCTGTGTGCTTGTAGTCTATTATCGTAAATACCTTTAATGTTGTATTTATAAATTGTTTGGTCTGCTATTTTTATGGCTGTCCAAAACTTATCAAGATATTTTTGTTCCGTTGTTCTACTGATATTTAACATACAAACACCATCGTCCATAACTGGTTCTTCTTCCCAAACTGGATTTTCTTCACCTGTGTAGTGTCCTTGTTTTCGTGTAGATTCTTTATCGATATACTCTATCATAAAATCACAATCTTCTTGTGAAAAGAAATTACTTTTTTCAACTACCCATTTGAAGTTTTGATTTAACTTCAAACTATCCATATCTATTGGTTTATACATTTTTATCCTTATTTAAAGTGGTCACCGACAAATATCTCTTGGATTACATATCGTTTACCTTTACTAATTGGAACAACATTATGACATAGAAATGCCGGAAATAATGTTAATGAACCTTTTAATTGATTCATTGAATACCACTCTTTTGTATCTTTATCTTGAATACCGAACTGAACTTCACCACCCTCATATTCACTTGGGTCTGTCAATTGAACAATTCCTACTAATTTTCTTACTGAACAAGTTCCTGCGTTAAAATCTGTGTGCCAACCATAGAATCCACCTTTTGTATATTCTATTAGTTTTAATTCATCATCACACGCATCAATATCAAAATGAAATACTTTATCATTTATAATGTTTGCTATTTGAAACATCTTGTCTTGTAACCATTTCCAATCTTTGTTTGGTTTATCGGGTCTGAAATCATTATCACTCTGTTCTCGTAAATACCATTCCCTTGTTTTTCTAATCTCCGGTATGACTGCGTTATTTCCCTTTTCATCTCCGACACAACCCGTTACACCCTTTTCAGATTCCATAATGTCATTTAATAATTCATCACACTTTTCTGGTGATAAAAAATTTGGAATTTGAACTGAATATAAAAAGTCGTTATTCTGTTTCTGACTCATCTGATACTAAAACCTTATTCGCAAAGTAGTTCTTGCTGTTATTTGTGTTGTCTATATTGTATGTTGTTTCTATTGTGTTGAGTGGTTTATATCCCATCAATTCTATTTTGCCTAAATCATCAGTTAAAACTTTATCACCTAATTCTAATGGTCTGTAATCTGAGTCTGTATATGAATCACCAGCGATATAAAATGGGTGGTCATCTGTTGCTTTAATTATAGTATTGTTATCGAATCTATACTCAACTAAGTTATCGTGTTCAATTTTTGTTACATCACCCACAACTGAATTTTGTAATCTACCAGTTTCTTCGTTGTATGTTTTAATTTTCATACCTGATGTTATATTTTTAATCTTCTCGTAAGTTCCGTCAAACAATGTAATCATTGTATCACCTGTGAAACATTTACCTGGTGGAATATTATGGACCAATATATCTGAAGTGAAGTATGTATCGATATCTTCAACATCTAATGAATAAAATGTTTCTTCTTGGGCTACTTCTGTTTTTGATGTTATTTCGACTTCATTTCCGTCTTTATTTAAAAAGTAATCTCCTGTATCTATATCGGTTGGTTTAGCCCAACTCCAAGTATCTCCTTGTTTAAGAAAGTATCTCGCACCTTTCATCATAGATTGTTTCATAACTGGAACTTTAATACTATCATTAATTAAGTAGTATCCATAATAGTCCTCTTGTAAAGTTCTAACCACAACTGAACCTGATGGTGTTGAACCACTCAAATCTGTTGTAGAATAACTTAACCAGTCCTCAAAGAAAAACTCATCTGGCATTCCAACTGGTTTGTATGATTTAACTACATCACCAACTTCTACATCTTGAACTTGTTTAGTTGAGTCATCATACATACGAATTAAACTCCCACTTGCGGTTGAGTATAATAGTGCGTTTTGCATATGGTATCTGTCACCACTCAATATAAACTTTGGTGCTATTGATAATACTAACTTATCCTTTTTCTTTGTTAGTATTTGTCTGTCTGGTGTCATTAAGTATTCATATTTAGGTGATTTTAGATATCCTTGTGTTCCTATGGTTGAACCACTTGGAACAATATAGGTTTCAATTAGTGAACCACTATCCACACCAGATTGGTATGTGTTATTCTCTGCTACATACTTATGGAATAAAATTGAATTGTCATAAGAAGTTCCATCTTGTGCTGGATTTTTAATTACAAAGTCTGGGTGATATGCATTTGAATCTGAAAAAGAACCTGTATTAAATATTGGAATTAAACTTGAATTAACTGGTGATGAATTTAATATAGTTCTAAATGTATCCTTGTTAAATGAACCACTAACTATGTTTAATAAAGTGTCATCACTATACCAAGGTGTTTGCATAAACAAGTGGAAACTATCCGTATGGTCATTACTACCTCTTTGTGAGAAATATGTTAATGAAGTATCTTGTTCAAATTCAAAATTACAACTTATGTTGTGTCTGGCAAAACTTGAACTAATTATTGGTTGTTGAAAATCGGAAGGATTAAACTTAACGCTATCATTTTGTCCATAAATGTATGCAGTTGTGCAACCTTTTTCATTTGCATAATCTGCCATTAAATCAAATGAAGCTGTTTGGTCATTATAAGTTCCATAAACACCACACGCAGTATTCATCTCATTCAAATAAATATCACCCGTGGTTTCTTCTTTTATGTAATCAACACCAGCGAAAATACCAATATTGGTATTTGTTGGCCAACCACCACCACTTCCTGTGATGTAATTTAAATAATTTTCTATTGTTGTTTGTACTGACATAATTTTTTCCTATATATAAATATCAATTTAGTCCATTTTAGTGAATATTTTTTCTTTTAATACTGATTTTGCTGGCTCGTTCCAATCATCTATAAACATCATTGCGTAATTGTATCCCTGTTTTTTGATTTCATTACAACGAATCCATATTAAATCTAAATTTAAACCTGTTCCTCTATGATTTGGAAACACATATTTCTGGCATAACATAGGGTATTTTCTATTCCAATCTATAAATGCCCAACCACCCTCAACTAAATAAAATGTCCAATTGTCTTTTAATCTACTTCGTAGGTCTTTTAAATTCCACTCTTGCCAATCTTTTCCAAATGAATCTTTAAATTCAGCTAACTCTTCTGATATTACTTGTATCTGTTCTGAATTAATATCATTATAGTTTGTAACCTCTTGATAATTTTGAACCTCTCGTGGTTCGTAATTACTTAAATCTATCTTGTAATACATCTTTTATTTTCTCTGCATATTGTTTGTGTGCTTTTGGTCCGGGGTGTAGTCCGTCTGATGTATAATCTACTCTTTCAAAAAATACATCAAAAAATTCTTCTGGTAAATCCCCGTCCCAAGTTCCCCATATAATTTTATCACAACCTATAAATCTATTTAGTAATTCATAGTTATGTAGAAAATTAGAATAATTGTTATACTCATTGATATTTACTTTTTCTTTTACTTGCCAAGGTTTCATAACAACTCCGTCGTCGTCAAACCAAGTTCTTCTAAAATAATGTGGAACCGTAATAATAAATATTTGTCGTCTTGATTCTGGTATATAAACTTCTGATAGAGTCTTGACTGCGAAATCCAAACCTGTTCCACCTGCTCCGTAATTATGAACTGATGTGTTTTCATCACCTAATAAATGAGTAAAGGTTTCTTCTTGCTTTATGTCCCAACCATAAGTCCAACTACAACCAAAAGTATAGATTTGCCTTCTGACGTTTTCATCATTGTAGATTGGGTCGTGTTGTCTTCCACCCTCTAATCTACCATTATTTTTTTCGTAGATGTTCAGTCCTGTTTCAGTTCCGTTCTTACTTACTCTATGATTCTCATAGTAGAACTTGTCTACATTATATTTAACTTTCTTGTCCATACCAACCATTTTTTCTAAGAATATTCTTTATCTTTTCTGCATATTTTCTATGACCGATTGGACCTGGATGATGAGTTGGTCCTATAAAGTCGTGTATTTCAAAAAATATATCCATTTTGTCGTGTGGTATTTCAGCATCCCAAGTTCCCCAGATAATCTTATCTCTTCCAACTAAACTATTTAAGAGTTCGTAATGATGTAGAAAGTATAGGTAGTGATTGTATTCAGTTTCTTTTACTGCATTTTCCTTTGCCCAACTTCTACGACCAATATTTTGTTCGTCAAAGTGCATTCTTCTAAATGCGTGTGGAATTGTAATTACATATAAAAAGTTATCATTTTCATAATGTTTATACTTTTGATAAACTTCCGCTATCTTTTTTGCTGCATAGTCCAGTCCAGTTTTACCTGCTCCGTGATTCCATACTGAAGTGTGTTCATCTCCGAGTAAGTGTGTGAAAGTTCTTTCTTGTTCAATATCCCAACCATAAGTCCAACTATCTCCGAAAGTATGGATTTGTAGTGGTGCATTTATATCATTATACTTCGGGTCAACTTCTCTACTTGTGGTTTGACTTAACCATAATGGTCTTTCACCCAAGTATTCAATGTTATCTGCTTTCTCACGAATCTGTATGTTATCGTAATAATACTTATGAACATACTCCAATACCTTTTTGGTAAAAAAAGTATCTTCCTTTGTGAGTCCAATTTCTTTACCTGTTTGTGGTCTCCAAAGTTTATTTATCCAGTTCATTATACTCCTGGTTTTGCTAAACCTGCCGACTCTAACATATTTTGTGGAACTTTTCCACAACTACCACAAGTAAAAACTTGTATTGGAACAATTGATTCCTTACCTGTTGGTGATACTAATGCCGATATTTTCTTTAAAAAGAAGGCCGGTGTAAATGCTGCGTTTCCACAATCTTCACATTGGATTGTATCTGAATCTGTTAAGTCAATTTGTGGTGGTGCTTTTGGTGGCACCGGTCCATTTGGATTACTCATTTAATACTCCCTATTAATTCAACAAACATAGCCATAATGTTGATTTCTTTATCAACTACTACTGCGTCTGATTGTTGGTATTTACTCAAAATCAATATACACTCAGCGATATGTCCTGCTCCCCAATCATCTACGGTATCAAACATCAATCTGAATAAATCAGAAAAGTCCGTTACTTTTGAATCTGCTAACAATTGTCTAATGTTTTTAAATGAATTCTTTTTGTCTTGTGTTTTCAATATATCCAACACTTGATTTTTATAATCATTTTGAACAATAGTATTTTCGTCAATTGTTAATTTGGAATCTACGACTTGTCTTTGAGCACCATTGATTACTCTTCTGATATCTGGATAACCACCATTTACTATGGTTGCGATATCTTTAATATCATACTCTACACTTTCATTTGTCAATATGTTTGCCAAATGTTGTGCGACTTGTTTTCTGTCTGGTGGGACAATTTGAAATGATTGACAACGACTTTGTATCGGGTCAATTATTCTCTCTACATAATTACAAGTTAGGATAAAACGACAATTCTTTGAGAAAGTTTCCATAAGATTACGAAGTGCTGCTTGAGCGTTTGGTGTAATGTAATCACACTCGTCCAAGATTATAACTTTCATATCTTTGAAACCTAATGTTGATGCGAAGTTCTTGACTTTCTCACGAACTACATCTACACTATTCTCATCTGATGCGTTTATATAAAGGTAATCACAATCAATGTTATTAATTAATAGTTTAGCAAGTGTTGTTTTACCTGTTCCTGCTCTACCGAATAATAATAGATGTGGTATATCTCCTGATTCAAGATATACCGACACCTTTGATTTTAAATGGTCATTACCGATATAATTCTCTAACTCACTAGGGCGATATTTCTCAACCCATAAGCTATGTTTTAGAGTTTCCATTAGTTAACTGCTTGTGTTGATACTAAGAAATATTCTGAATCGTAATTGTCGATTGAGAATTTAATTCTTGATAACCCTTGTGAACTAACTTCTAATGTTGCACTTTCACAATCTTTATTTGCATTTAAGATTGATGCGAACATATTAGCGTTAAATGATATTGGTTCCATTAGTTTGAACTTTGTAGTTTCAACTGGAATCGTAACACGATTAGATGCGATACTTGCATATCCAATAACAATCTGTGTTTCATCATTTTCTGTTAATATCGTAAAGGTTTCTGCGTCTGACAAGGCTCCTTTACCACTAATAAATGTATTGATGAAATGTGCGTCTACCTTGATACCTAACTCAAATGAATCTGGTAGATTCTTAAGTTCTGGTGGTGTCGGTATAACTGACAAATCACTCAACATATATTTAGATTTTGTTTTTCTTTTTGAATCTTCTAATTCCATAGAAATAAACTTATCACCTGCTCGTAATAAACTTATATCGACATCATCACCCAATACTGATAGTAGTGAAGATAATTGTCCGGTGCTATAAACACCTAATTCACAAGGTTCTAAGTGGTTAAACTTACTTAAAACAACTCTACCCACTACTGATTTATCACCAGAAATGAATCTTGTTGTTAAACTATCACCTTTAGAAACCCATTTGGTAGATTGAATTTCCCCACCTAATGTGTATTTGTTAATGAAATTAGTTAATTGATTTTTGTTCATTGTAACTCCTATTTGGTTTATATATAAATATAATATTGTTTTGTGAAAATCAAATTTATTTTTAAAAGAACCTATTCATAGATGTTGTTTTGTCTTCTACTCCACCCCAATGCATTGCTTTATAAAACATACCGAGTTTCTTTGACATCGCCTGTTCATACATTTTTTTGTGGTCTATGTGGTTTTTAATTAATTCTAATATTTCTCGTGGGTCTTCGTGTCCTTTGAATGCGATTGCGTCAAATCCAAATGTATTCTCTTTCAAATACACCCATTTAATCTTTGTTCCGTTGGATATCTTTTCATATTTCTTACCCTCATACCAATGTTCAATCAATGAATTGTAATTGATTGCTGCCTTGACGTGAACTGGTGCACCTTTCTTATATTTACTGAATGGTGATTCCTCATCTTTCACTTCATACTTACCAATACCTTTTACACCGATTGGATTTGCCATAACATCATACGATAAATTATGCATATTTCTTTTAAACAATGATACTCGTTCATCAATCTTTTCCTTTGGAACATTTGCCAGTATGTCATCCAATACATTTGATAGTAATTCTTTCATAGCGACTGCGAAATTACTTCTAATGGTATCCAATCCCTTTACATGCGTTTTGTTTACTTTTCTACCAGCGTCATTAATGATTCGTAATCCATATCGTTTCTTCGTAATGAATAAACCGGTCTTTGCAATTACCTCTTGTTTAATATCAAACACGTGGTCATCTATATTACAAAACTTCTTAGCAAAATAATCATAACTTTTATTCAAATAATCTTGAACTTCTTCACAAACTTCCATAATTCTCTGTGTCATCATTGTTTCTGATAACTCTTGATTTGGGAATCTCTTTTCAATCAATGGAACTGCCGATGCGAAAATAGAGTCTGTATCAAT